GCTCCGTGATAACGCAGGTCAAAATTTTGAGACACCCCTGACCCCAAAAGGAGAGTGAAAAGCGTGGAAGCTGAGATCATAGAAAAATACGAGTTAAAATCGAAGCGGATTCAAGCGGAAAAAAGGCGACTTAAACGGCTCTTTTCGGGAATAAGCGAAAGGAAGCGGAAGGTCTCCGAAGGACTGGTCGAGAGGGCGGCGTATATGCGAATACAGCTTGAGGACGCCGAACAGGACATCATCAAGAACGGCATGACGGAGAAATTCTCGCAGGGCACACAAGAGCCGTATGACCGCAAGCGACCTATCGCCGACCTTTATGCCGCTATGAACACGTCTTATCAAAAAATCATCAAGCAGCTTATCGACCTGCTGCCGCCCGAGGAAAAAGAGAAGGTCAAGCTCGATCCCTTCATGGCTTTTGTCACGGGAGATGATACGACGTGACAGACTTCGAGAAATACTTCACACAGATCATGAACGGCGAGATCACCGCTTGTGTAAAAATGCAGCGGCAAGCAGAGCGGCTGCTTGAAGCACAGGCGATGCCGGGAAAATATCATTTCGACGAAGAAATCGCACAGCGCCACATCGACTTTATAGAGAGGTTCTGCTGCTACCCATCGGGCAAGCTGACGGGCAAACCCTTCAAAATGCAGCTCTTTCAGCGTGCAAGGCTGCAGGCACTGTTTGGCTTTGTGGACGACAACGGCGACAGGCAGTACAACGAGTGCCTCATCATCGAAGGGCGAAAAAACGGCAAGACCTCGGAGACGAGTGCAGTCGAGCTTGATATGCTCTGCAACGATGACGAAGGCTCACCGCAGATATACAACCTTGCGACGCAGCGTGAGCAGGCGGGGCTTGGCTTCACCGCCTGCTATAAGATGGTGCTTCAATCGCCCTTCCTCCGCAGCCATATCCGCAAGAGGGCGAGCGACCTGTATTTTGCCTATAACATGGGCTTCATAAAAGCTCTTGCAAGCGAAACGGCAAATCTCGACGGCTTAGATGTACACTGCGCAGTTATCGACGAGCTGGCAGCAATCAAAAACAGAGATCTGTATGATCTCATAAAGCAGGCTATGGGCGCACGCTCACAGCCTGTCCTTTTTACCATCACAACGAACGGCTTTGTGCGTGGCGGCATTTTTGATTCTCAGTACGAGTACGCCGCAAAGGTGATCGGTGGCAGCGTCCACGATGAGCATTTTCTTCCGTTCATCTACGAGCTGGACTCTCCATCGGAGTGGGACGATGAGAGCTGCTGGATAAAAGCAAATCCGGGACTTGGTATTATCAAGTCGCTTGACTATCAGCGGCAAATGGTCTCAAAGGCAAAGGCAGACCCGTCTTTTAAACCGACCGTGCTTGTAAAAGACTTTAACCTCCGTGAGAATCCACACTCACGCTGGCTGACCTACGAGGAGGCGCACAACGATGAGAAAATACCCGACTACGCTTTTCGCTACTGTATCGGCGGCATGGACGCAGCCGACAGTGTGGACTTAAATGCCGCTGTCGCTATATGTCAGCGTCCAAACGACGAGCGGATCTATGTCAAATATATGTTTTGGCTGCCGCAAAGCGTTATCGATGAGCAGGACGCAAAGGGCAGCCGTGACGGGCGAGATCACGTCCCGTACAAGCTGTGGATAGAGCAAGGATACATGAGAGCATATCCCGGAGCAAAGGTTGACAAGCGTGTCTTTCTCGACTGGTTTTGCGAGCTGCGTGACGTCGAGGATATCTACCCGATGCTCATCTGCTATGACCCGTGGCACATTAGCGACGAGCTGCTGCGTGCATTTGAAATGGAATTCGGCAAAAAGTCGATGCGTGCTGTTCGTCAAGGAACGATGACGCTGTCTGCGCCGATGAAAGACCTAAAAGCTGACCTAAAGGCGGGCAAGATCGTCTATGACGATAATCCTATCGCTTTGTGGTGCCTGCTCAACACGGACGTAAAAAGCGACATCAACGGAAATATTCAGCCGTGCAAATCTGACGTTCGCACGCAGCGCATAGACGGCACGGCAGCGCTGCTTGACGCTTATGTGGGCTGGTGCGACGAGCGGGACAATTTTGCGGCGATGATTTGAGGTGAGAAAAATAAGTATTTTCAGCAAAATATTCAGATTCAGGAACGAGAAATCAAAAGCTGTTTCTCAGCTCAAGTTAGTCACCGAGCGGGGCAACAGCGTATATGTCTGGAACGGCAAAGCCTACGACAACGACATTGTGCGGTCGTGTCTTGCACCGTACACAAAAGCAGTAGGCAAGCTTGTAGGCAAGCATATCTACAGCTCGCCGAGCGGAGTCAAAACCAACCCTGAGCCGTATATCAAAACACTGCTTGAATATCCGAATCCGCTGATGTCTGCGCAGAAATTTCAGGAAAAGATGGCGGCTCAGCTCATACTCAACGGCAACGCTTTTGCAAGCATTACACGTGATGAGAACGGATATCCGACCGAGCTTTATCCGCTGCCAGCGACAGGTGTTGAAGCGGAATTCCGCAGCGGCAGGCTATATCTGCATTTTCTCTTTGAAAACGGGAATTCTCACATTTTTTCGTATGATGATATCATTCATCTGCGAACAAATTTCTATGACAACGACGTTTTCGGCAATTCGCTCATGCCGTCGCTTGCTAACCTTTTGCAGATCTCGGACACTATCGACGGCGGCATAATCAAGGCGGTAAAAAACAGCTCCGTTATCCGATGGCTGCTCAAAGTGGCGCAGACTATCCGTAAAGACGACCTAAAGCAGATAGCGAGTGATTTCTCCGAATCGTTCCTCAGCACAGAGAGCAGCACGGGCGGCGTTGCAGCCATCGACCCGAAAATCGGCGAAGCTATTCAAGTAAGCCCGAAGGACTACGTGCCGAATTTCGAGATATACAGCCATACCCGCAGCAGAATTTTCTGTCTTTTCGGCGTGTCGGAGGCTATTGTTTCGGGCAGCTACACTGAGGACGAGTGGAACAGCTTTTACGAGGCGTCTATCGAGCCGATCGCCCTTGATCTTTCAAGCGAGATGACACGAAAGCTCTTCACAGCGGGCAAGCGCAGCTACGGCAACAAGATCATATATGAATCGGCAAATCTCGCCTGCTCGACAACTCAGACAAGGCTTGACTTCCTGCAGATGGTCGACCGTGGCGCAATGACTCCGAACGAGTGGAGACAGCTGTTTAACTTGGCTCCGGTCGAGGGTGGCGACATACCGATACGAAGGCTCGATACAGCACCGACAACGGAGGGAGGTGAACATGATGGAAATTCAGGTCAAAGGCACGATCACAGTAGATGAAGATAAGAAAATATATGATTATTATGGCATTGACTGCTTCTGCCCGAAGGATATGTATACAGCGCTGACTGACGCAGGCGGCAGTGACGTTGATATTTACATCAACTCCGGTGGCGGCGATCTATTCGCCGCCACCGAGATTTATTCTGCCGTTAAAAGTTACAAGGGCAGCGCAAAAATCCATGTTGTTGGCTTGGCGGCGTCGGCTGCTTCGCTTATCATGTGCGCAGGGAAAAGCGACATTGCTCCGTCTGCGCTTGTGATGATACACAACGTATCGTCTTTCGCAGCAGGCGATCATGCAGCGATGGCGCACGAATCGGAGGTTCTCAGAAAAGCTGACCGTGCAGTCTGTCAGGCATACAGCGAAAAGACGGGCAAGTCCGAGACGGAGCTGCTCCCGCTGATGGATAAAGAGACATGGCTCACAGCGGCCGAGGCGGTCGAGCTTGGACTATGCGACGAGATCGCAGGGCGGCAGACGCTCACAAACGCTTACTGTACTTTGCTCACTGCGCAGCAGCGCAGAGAGTATGAAAATGCCAAGACGAAAGCGGCGGCACGGTTGCGGCTTGAAAAAATAAAATTTTTGAGGTGAACAAAATGGTAAAGGAAATCTACATGAGCAAGAGAAAAGCACTCGTTGACGAGGCACAGACACTTCTTGACAACGGCGACATGGAAAAGTTCAACGACAAGATGAAGGAGATCGAGGAGCTTGACGCTCAGTTTGAAGCTCAGGCGACTGCGCAGGCGAATTTAAACGCAGTTTCGGGCAGCTCCGTTGTGCAGGCTCCTCAGACGGGTACAGTATCGACAAGCGGCGAGATTTACGACAGCATGGAATACCGCAAGGCATTCATGAATTACGTCACACAGGGTACAGCTATCCCCGCTGAGTTTTCAGGCGCACTGCGCAACGTGACGACAAAAACGACTGATGTTGCTCCCGTGATCCCGACTACTACGCTTAACAGGATCATCGAGCGCATGGAGACAGTCGGCGATATCCTCAAGCTCGTAACGAGGACAAGCTACAAGGGCGCAGTAGCTATCCCGACGTCGAGCGTAAAGCCAACAGCGACCTGGGCAGCCGAGGGCAGCGGCGTTGCCGTTCAGAAAACAGAGGTCGACGGTACGATCATCTTTGCATATCACAAGCTCAAGATCGCCGTTTCTATGACTCTTGAGGTTCAGACGATGAGCCTGTCGGCGTTTGAGACGAAGTTCGTCAAGGACGTAGCAGACGCTATGGTCAAGGCTCTTGAGGCTGCTATCATCAGCGGCGATGGAGTGGACAAGCCGAAGGGCATTCTTGCCGAGACTCCCGTTTCCGGTCAGGCTATCGAGATCGCAAGCGGCACAGCCCTTTCTTATGACACTCTTATCGAAGCGGAGGCAGCTCTTCCCGTCGAGTACGAGGGCGGCGCACGCTGGTGCATGACCAAAAAGACCTTCATGGCTTTCTACGGTATGACCGACGACAGTGGACAGCCTATCGCACGCATCAACTACGGCATCGACGGCAAGCCTGAGAGAATCTTCAACGGCAGACCTGTCGCCATCGTGAGCGGGCTTCTGCCAAATTACACAACCACAGTATCTGCAGACACTACCTTTGCGTTTATTTTCGACTTCGCCGACTATATCCTCAACACAAACCACGAGATCACCGCAAAGGTATACGAGGATCATGACACCGACGACGTTATCCGCAAAGCTGTCATGCTCGTAGACGGTAAGGTCGTGGACAAGAACAGCCTCGTAACGCTCACAGTCAAGGCGTAAGCAAAAAGGAGGGCATATCATGCTGAGAGATGATATCAAGGTGTCACTAAGGATTTCTCATACTGCCCTCGACGACGATATCGACAGACTGACTGACGAGTGCTTTGCGGAGCTTGAGCGTGTAGGCGTGGCGGTCCCGAACGGCGAAGACGTTTTGCCGCTGCAGCGTGCCGCTGCCGAGCTTTATGTCAAGTGGCACTACGACTGGCTGAACAAAGGCGAGCAATTTCGCAGCGGCTTTGAGTCGCTGCGGGACGCTCTTGCACTGAGCAGTGCATACAGGAGTGATGGCGATGTTTGACGATGTTATCAGCTTAGGAACTCCGACAGTGACAGAGGACGACCTCGGCAATCAGCAGCGCGCGTATGAGTATCGTGACGTTTTCGCCGAGGTAAAGTCTATCTCCCAAAGCGAGTTTTACACCGCTGCGCAGAACGGCTTAAAGCCTGCGCTGCGTTTTGTACTGTCAGACTATGCAGACTACTGCGGCGAGGACATCGTACTTTACAGCGGGCAGCAGTACCACGTTTTGCGCACGTTTCGCAGCGGTATGCAGCTTGAGCTGACTGTCGAAAAGCGAATCGAGGCGGCAAACGATGGCTAATCAATATGATATCGCAGATCAGATCATGCGGGAGCTGCAGCGCTTCAGCAGCGAGGCGGTGTGGCGTATAAATCTGTCGGCAGAGAGCTGCGCAAAGGAGCTGCGGGGCGAGCTGAAAGCAACATCGCCTAAGAAAACAGGGCGATATGCCAAAGGCTGGGCGGTCAAAAAAGCTGATACAAGCAAGTACGCACTCGCAAGAGTAGTCGTATATAACCGCACAGACTATCAGCTCACACACCTGCTGGAGTACGGGCACGCTATAAAAGGCGGCACCGAAAGAGTCAAGGCACACCCGCACATTGCAGCAGCGCAGCAGAAGGCAGCCGAGAGCTTTGCCCGTGCTGTTGAAAAAGATATCGAGGAGGCGGGCAAATGACGAAAACAGACATGGTAAAGCTCGTAAAAGCATTGAAAACTCTGCCGTATCCCGTGGCACACACAGTCTTTTTGCAGCCGCAAACGCCGCCGTATCTGATTTATCTCGATGAGACTTTTACTGTCACAGCGGCGAGCTCAACATCGATAGTCGAGCGAACCGAGGTGCAGCTTGAGCTGTACACAAAGGGCAGCCAAACCGCAGAGGCAGAGGACACCGTGGAGGCGTTCCTTGGCGATTTTACGACATACGAAAAGAGCCGCTCGTACATTGAAAGCGAGCAGCTATATATCACATACTATACTTTTACTCTTTAGGAGGCACAAAATGAAAACAAAGCTTGTAAGAGTCGGCTTTGCGCCGATCACTGTGCAGAATGAGACTACATATACAGTCGGCACTCCCGTATATTTTGCTGCTGCTGAGGCAGGCGGCAGGGAATACAAGGCGACGCCGACAGGCACTGTCAAGACCATCGACGCCAACTCTGTGACAGTATACGAAGCAGAGGTCAACGGCGGCTATGAGATCGAGCTGACGCTGATCGATATCATCGACACTATCGCTGAGCAGTGGCTTGGCTTTGAGGTACGCTCAAACGGCACTCTTGAGGTGGCTGCCGATGTAGAGAAACCGAGATTTGCCCTTATCCTCTCCGATAACGATACGTCCGACGTCGGCAAGACGGAGATCTTCTACAACTGCGTATGCACTGCTCGCCCCGATATCAGCGGCAAGACCGCAGAGCAGGGAAACTGGGACGACCAGTTCGTTACATACAAGATTGCAGCACGTCCGAGGCTCAAAGATAAGTATGTGCGCTTTTGCAAGAGCGGTACAGCGGAGCTTGAGTCTATCCCTGAGCCTTCGGCACCGACGCCGTAAAAGGAGGAGCTTATGGAAAAAACTCTCACTATCGACGGCAAAAACGTGAATTTTCGTTGCACAGGCGGTACGCTGCGGCGATATCGTAACCAATTCAACTCCGAATTCTTAGCCGACCTCGCAGCGTTGCGAGGTGCGGCAGACGGTGCAGGGAGCGTGAATTTTGCAGTCATCGAAAACATGATTTGGGTGCTGGCAAAAACCGCCGACCCGACCTTGCCCGACCCGCTGGCATGGTACGACAGCTTTGACGAGTTCAACACGACCGCAGTTTGGAGCGACCTGACAGCGCTTGTAGAGCAGGCTTGCAAATCACTTGTAAAAAACGCAGGCGGGGCAGCAGCGGCGACGATGACTGCCCCATAACAGCGGTAGAGCTTGCTATGTGCTGCAAGCGAGCGGGGATTACGATGCAGGAGATCGACGAGTACAGCATCGGCACGCTGATCGACTACATCACGCTGCAGCAAAGAGAAGCTCGCCGCCATGACAGCGCATACTCCGACGATCAACGGTACAAAACGCTCAAAAGCCTTGAACCTCAAGTCGATGAAGATTTCAGAAACGGGCGCATCTCAAGCGAAAAGTACGAGCGCTTCAAGCGGCAGCTCAGAGAATGGGAATAAAAATGCCGCCCTCTTCTTTATGCGCATTGTCAACACTTTTTTCAAAAAAACTAAAAAGTGAGGTGGAAACATGACAGGCAAGGGCATAAAAGGCATAACGGTCCAAATCGGTGGCGATACAGTTGGACTGCAAAAGGCCCTCAGCGATGTCGACTCAAAGGCTCGTGCCCTTAGCAGCGAGATGCGCCAAGTCAACAACGCCCTCAAACTCGACCCAACGAGCACAACGCTGCTTGCGCAAAAGCAACAGATTCTTGCAGAGCAGGTCAAAACGACATCTGACAGGCTGTCACAGCTCAAAAGCGTTCAGGACGAAGTCGAGCAGCAGTATAAGAGCGGCGCAATCGGCGCAGACGCATACAGAGCGTATCAGCGTGAAGTCGTGGCTACTGAGTCGCAGCTAAAAAAACTGAAGCAGACTCAGCAGAACGAGGCAGAGGCAGCGGCAAAGGCGGCAAAAGCAGCGGAAACACTCTCCAACGAAGAAAAAGACCTTTCGAAAAAAGCCGAGGAATCTGCTGACAAAACCGAAGACCTCAAAGAGGAAGAGCGCAAGCTCGCAGAGCAGGAGCAAGGCGCAGCCGATAAGACAGAAGACCTCGCAACAGAAGAGGAGCAGCTGTCGAAAAAGAGCGAAGCTGCAAAGGGCAAAACGGAGCGCTTCTCCTCAAGCCTCAGCGCACTCAAAACCGCAGCCGCAGCGACAGGCGCAGCGATCACTGCTGTTGCAAAGTCAGTCACTGCCGTGATGGCGGCAGCGGGCACAGGGCTTTTAGCGGCGGGCAAAGCGGCTACCACTGTTGGACAGAGCTTTGAGTCAGCGGTGTCGCAGATTGCGGCAACAATGGGCAAAGAGATCGAAGATGCAGACATACAATCCCTCAAAGCAAAAGCCAAGGAGTTGGGCGCAGCAACACAGTTTTCGGCGTCTCAGGCGGCTGAGGGCTTGAACATCTTGGCGATGGCGGGCTTGTCGGCAACAGATCAGACGGCGGTAGTCGGTGACGTGCTCAATCTCGCAGCGGCGGGAGGCTTATCGCTTGCATCTGCCGCAGGATATACTACGGGAGCGATGAAGGGCTTCGGCGATGCAACGAAACCCGCAGCTTACTACACCGACCTCATGGCTAAGGGCGCAACGCTTGCAAAGACAGACGTAAACGGCTTAGGCGCAGCACTTTCAGGGATTGCGGCAGGTGCAAGATCTTTCGGGCAGGAGGCAGACAGTGTAACTCTTTCGCTCCTCAGACTTGCTCAGCAAGGCGTCACGGGTGAAGAGGCTGCAACTCAGCTCAACAGGGCGATGGCTGATATCTACACTCCGACAGCAGGAGCGAAAGCTGCACTCAACGAGCTTGGTATCGCAGCGTATGACGAAACGGGCAAAACACGGGACTTCAACGTAGTCGTAGGCGAGCTGAACGCTAAGCTGTCGCAGATGTCGCAGGAAGAGGCAAACGCTCTCAAAAACACGATCTTCACGACAAACGGCTTGAACGGCTTCAACAAAATGTGTTCTGCGAGTGCTGAAGAAGTCGATGAGTTCCGTGCGGGCTTAGCGGAGGCAAGCGGCTCGGCAGAGGCTCAAGCTAAGACCATGATCGACAACTTACAAGGCGATATCACGATCATGCAGTCTGCTGCCGAAGGCTTGGGCATCGCCTTCTATGAGACTTTCAACGATGATCTAAGAGCGACTGTGCAGTATGCGACAGACGATCTGTCAAAGCTGACAGAGGCTTTTGAAAGCGGCGGCTTTGAAGCAGCGGCAGAGGCGGCGGGCGGTATGCTCGCAGATATCGCCGCAAAGGCGGCAGAGAGTGCGCCGCAGCTTATAACAGCAGTCACTACGCTTGTGAATTCAGCAGCAAGTGCTTTGCAGGAAAATGCACCTTCGATCGCTTCGGCAGGCACTCAGCTTGTGCAGTCGCTGGCTTCGGGATTCGTGTCCAATACGCAAACACTGCTCTCGGCAGCAGTAGAGATCTTAGGCAGCGTGCTTGATGAGCTGCCTAAATCGCTGAAACAGCTGCTGCAAAATGCGGGCAGCTTTGCAGCAGCTATCATCAGATTCTTGTCGAACGCAGCAGCGACGGTGCTTACAGCACTGCCCGACATAGTGACGACTGTCATAAGCGCACTCACAGTGATCCTCCCCGACGTTCTCGCAGGTGTGGGGAAGTCGCTCATCACGCTTCTGCCCGTAATACTTGAAACGATAGTGTTGCTCGTCGATGGCATTGGAGAGGCGCTGCCCGATATGGTAACGTTAATAGTGTCTATGCTGCCGCAGATATATAGGTCGATTCAAATGGCGATTTGGAGTTCGCTGCCAATGCTTATAGACGTAGCGACTCGCATTGTCAACTCGCTCGCAGAGGCGCTGCCCGACATGATCGTATCGATCATTGCAGTTTTACCGGACTTGATCAGCAGCGTACTCACGGCACTGCTGACTAACCTGCCGCAGATCGTGCAAGCTGGGCTTACGCTTTTCACGGCACTCGTCAAGGCACTGCCGCAGATAATCACAACTATCGTCGCCGCACTGCCTGACATTATCGTCGCCGTACTTGCAGCGCTCGACGACGCAACTCCGCTGCTGATAGAGTGCGGGCTGGAGCTTTTTGTATCGCTTATCGAGGCGCTGCCCGATATCATCGTCGGGATCGTCGAAGCTGTGCCGCAGATCATCGAGGCGCTTGTGGAAGCCTTTAAGGAAAGTGCGCCGAAGATGGTCGAGTCTGGTAAGAGGCTCATGACGTACCTCGTCGAGGAGCTGCCGAAAACAGTCACACGGCTCGGCTTTAGGCTTGCCGAAACTGTGAACGGCATCGTCAGCGGCATCAGCAGCGCAGTCACGGGCAAAATCTCTGAGCTGTGGAGCATAGGCTCAAACCTCGTTGCAGGGCTTTGGGAAGGCATACAAGGTGCAAAGGATTGGCTCATAGACAATATTTTCAGCTGGTGCAGCACCATCACCGACAGTATAAAAGACTTCTTCGGGATCCACTCGCCGTCAACACTTTTTAGAGATGACATCGGCGAAAACCTTGCGCTCGGCGTTGGCGAGGGCTTTGCGGGCAGCATGAAGGACGTGTCACGTCAGATGCAGGCGGCGCTCCCGGATGCGTTCGATATCAACCCGTCTGTAAACATCACTGCTGACCGCTTTAGAGTGTATCAGCCGCAGATGGCAGCACAGCCTGCCGCTGCTTCCGCTTCTTATGGCGGTATAAACTTCACGCTGCATATCGACAACTTCAACAACAGCTACGGCTCGTCGATGTCCGATTTGGCAGACGCATTTGGCGCTGCTGCATTCGACCATGTGCGTAGAATGATGCTTGTGAGGTGACGTGGATATGGATACTTTTTCTTTCAACGGGAGATCACTTTCCGAGCTTGGGGCGATCATCACAGGGCCGCCACACTATGAAGTCGCTGTGCGGGAGCTTGAAAACATATCGATTCCCGGTAAAAGCGGTGATATCATCATCGACAAAGAACGCTTCAAAAATGTGACTTTGAAATACAACGTTGCACACGTCCCAACGCTGTCCGACCTCAGGAGCGACGAGCTTGTCACGGCGCTCAGCGCATGGCTTCTGACAGTCTACAACTACTGTGAGCTCCGAGATACATATAATCCGGGATACTTCCGCAAGGCGGTCTGCACGTCAATCGGCTCTCCTACCGCTGAGACAAGTAATGCGGTCGAAACGGCAATTACTTTTGACTGTGCGCCTTTTTGGTACTCCGACTCAGGCACGCACCCGGTCGTGCTGACTCCGACAGCGGGAACGGCGCAGTGGCAGTACCACAACCCCGAGGCATGGGCAGCAGACCCCGTGATCCGCATCGAGGGCAGCGGCGATTTTGTGATAGCTGTCACGGGAGCGAAAACGATTCTTTTGCAGATATCCGACGTTGATGGTGGCGTTATCATCGACACGCCAAAGGAAAATGTCACTGACTTGAGCGGCAGCGACGTCAACGACCTTGTGTCGGGCAACATACTGCCATATCTCTCACCGGGCAGCGGCACAGTCACGATATCGGGTGAAAATGCCTTCACGGCAACACTCATTCCAAACTGGAGGCGGCTGTAATGAAACCCATTTTATACCCACAAAACACACCGAAATCAGGCTTTTCAAGGAACGGCTTAGGTTTCATCTCTCACTGCACACGGTGCATATCGACAGAGGAGCGCAACGGGTTGTATGAGCTGTCGCTTGATCTTATGACTACCGACCGCTTGGCAGCGCAGGTCGTTCCGGGCAGCTTCATCAAGGTGAAGGCAAACCCCTACGACCCGCTGCAGCTTTTTGAGATATACAGCTCGCATATCACGAACAACCGCATAACTGCAACTGCGCAGCACATCAGGTATATCGCTCTTGCAAACTCCCTCACGGAGTCGACCACCGTGCAGAGGCGAACTCCGCAGCAGTGGTGGGAGTACATCGAGCCGATTTTGGCGGTGCCGACCGAGTTTTCTTTCTCAAGCAACGTCGCCGCTGCAAATGCAATTCGGGCGGCGCAGCTCAAGCCGATACGCTTAGGCTCGTTCCTCATGGGCGAAGAGGGCTCTATGCTTGAATCCTTCGGCGGCGAGTTTCACTTCGACAACTTTAACATTGAGCTTTTAGGGCGGCGAGGACGTGACACGGGCAAGTGCCTGCGATACGGCGCTCACATCAGTACGTATGAGCAGAGCCTCGATTCGACTACGTGCTACACCCACATCATGCCTTTTGCAGAGTGTACGACAAAAAGCTCGACAGGGGAGACGCTGCCGTCGAGGGCTGTATATCCCGAAACCGCAATCGACCTTCAAAACCCGAATTTGACGTACAAGCGTGTTCTCGTCTACGATTTTTCGGACTATCTCCAAAAGGAAAAGTTTACACTGATTGAAGACGAAACGAGCGGGCGCATTTCCAACTGGGGCGATGGCGTCACGCTGCTTATGCGGGCGGCGAACGAGTACATATCTGCGAAAGGTGCGGAGCTGACTGCTCCTGTAGCAAACATCATTGTCGATGTTCCCGCTGCTCTTTCGCAGCTCGCCGATCTGCGCCTTTGCGATACTTTAGACGTGATCTACTCGCCGCTCGGCGCAAAAACTCGTGCAAAAGTGATTCGGACGGAGTATGACTGCCTAAGCGAGACGTACACAAAGATCGAGCTTGGCACAGCGAGGAAAAAGCTGGCAAGCCTTTTTGGCGGCAAAAACATCGGAGGTGCATAAATGGACACGATCGATATTTACTTATCGCTCGACTTTCGAGAGGGGCGGGCGCTAAAGACAGTCAACCTCATACAGGGCGACCGTCTCGGCAGCAAGGCGATATATCTCACGCTGACAAACGGGGGCGATCCCGTCACGCTCGTCAGCGGAGCAGACACGGCAACGCTGCAGGCGGGTACCGACTCGACTATCCTTATCACAGAGCAGCGCTGCGCTATATCGGCGGGCAGAGTGCGCATAGACGTAAGCGAGGCGCTCACGAGCGTGCCCGGTATTGTACACTGCACAGTCGAGATCAGCAGCGGCAGCGGGATCGCACACACTGCGCTTTTCGACGTGTGCGTATGGCGGTCGCCTATCGACGACGGAAAGCCTGAGATCATATCTACCGATTCGCTCCAGCAGCGTGTCACTCAGCTTGAGCAGCAGTCGCAGGACGTGAGCCGCTTTGAAAGCCGTATCACTGCGCTTGAGCGCAGCGTGCCTGCTATCGAGAACACGCTGTCTGACATGAGCGACACGCTCGAAGAACATGAGGAGCGGATCACGGCGCTTGAGCAGTCCGGAGGCGGGGGCGGTACGTCGTCGCCGTCAGGCGGGCTCTGGGTATCTGATGAGGAGTGATAACTATGCTGACAACATATGACTCAAGAACACGGTATCCCAACGGCATGACGGCGCAGGAGGGAATGAATTTCCTGCGCAGCTGCTACAGCGGCTGGGCAGGCGTCACGACAAACGGCAGCGACGTTGGATCGCTGCAGCTGTCATCGTCGGTAGAGATCACCACAGACGGCAGCGTGATCACAGTATCGCACAGCGATGGCTACTCGGAGACTCTGACAAGCCTATTTGCACCGTCAGCGGCGTCTCGTGCGCCTTATATGATAGTTTACAGCAACGGCACCGATATCCTTGTCACCTGCTGGACGGGCGACAGCTCAAGCTCTTTGCAAGATACTTTCGCAGTCGGCGGTGCAGTGTGTCCCGACGGTACTCAAGTCAAAGGGCTTGTAGTGCGGCATGACGGCGGGCAGCTGAAAGCCTTTACCGAGCATATGAACAGCACCACGGCGTTTGACTCGTCGATATCGACTCAATCGTCGTATTTTACTCAGATCGTGCCGATTTTCCCGCCGAACAGCCGTGACTACTTTTTGCGCATCGGCATAGCGGTCGTGACGGTCGGCGGTGCGCTGTATATCCCGACTGTGGGCAGAGGGCATATAAACGATGATCACTACTGCGTTTGGCACGATATCGCTCTGCCATATGTACAGGAGGCGTAATACCATGGAGACCATCATCACAAATCTTGCTCTCGACTTTCAAAAGCCGAGGGCAGACAGTATCGTGCATCTGACGCACGGCGACCAAAACGGGCGTGTGATCTCAGCTGAGCTGTACAACGGCGGGCAGAGAGTAGACATAGAAGCGGGGGAAGACACGGTACTCCTTTACGCTGCGACGGACACTCAGGCGGCAGTCGTCGGTCAGAGCTGCAGCATCGTAAGCAACAAGGTGCGCATCGTCGTGAGCGAGGCTCTGACGGCGGTCTTAGGCTGCGTTCACTGCGTGCTTCAGTGTTACAGCGGCAGCGGGATCGTCCACACGGCAAGGTTCGACATCATCGTCAGCGGCGTTCCGACAGACGGCAAGCCTGAGGTCATAGACAGCGATACTTTATCCGATACGATCACTGCGCTTGTCACTTCGGTACAGGCAGCTGAGACCGATATAGCAGCGCTCCAAAGCGCCGACGATACACTCAGCGCAGAGATCGCAGAGCTGTGGCAGGCGATCGGCAGCGGCAGCGGGGCACGAACTCACGGCACGTCCCTCGGCATTGCAAGCGGCACGGCAGCGGCGCAAATCGGTGAATCGGAAGGACTGGAGGTGTAAGCATGATTTCTATTTTTCAAAGCACGTCGCAGCGAGCGACATCGACGACACAGGATCTGCTTGATGATCTCAAAGCGACCTGGAACGGCTGGAGCAGCGTGACGTACAACACAGACGGAGATCCGACTTCGGGAGTCAGTCAGCTGAATTTGACAAGCGAGATATACCTAAGCAGCGACGGTGCGTCCACGTCAAAGCTCAAGATCACGCACGACACGACGCAGCAGTCAGTGACTTTTTCAGCTGTACTGACATCATACAAGATAATCGTGACCGACAAGGGGCTTATGCTCGTCGGCGGGGTAAGCGGCGGCATAGGCTTAGTGATAGGCTCCACAACTGACCTTAGCGGTGCTGCAAGCAAGGGCTTAGTGGCAAGACACACATCGGCGAACTCGAATCACACCATTTTCACGGACCACATGACGACCGGCACTGCGTCTATGACAGTCACGTCGAATGCTGTCCGTACAGGCTCAGCGGCGCTGACTCAGCTCGTTCCGGTGTGCAGCTTCATGGGCGACGAGGTCTTTGACGGAGTGTACTTCGTTTTCATAGGCAAAAGCAGCGACGACGGGGCGATATCTCTCGGTGGGAAAACCTACTACCTCAACAATACAACCTCGTCAGCAATGGCGATTGAATATACATAAGGAGTGATTTTTGTGAACATTATCAAACAGACCTCGACCAACAACACGAACTACTGCCCGAGCCGCAAGATCAAGTACATCGTGATCCACTACACGGCGGGCAGCACATCGAGAACAGGCACGGCGAAAAACGTTGCTTCGATGTTCTCTCGACCCGGACAGGGCGGCAGCGCAGATTTCATCGTGGACGACACGCAGATCGTGCAGTTTTCGCCCGATGTTGAAAACTACCTTTGCTGGCACTGCGGAGATAACCGCACGTATAACAAGGGCGGCAGCTACTACGGCAGATGTACGAATGCAAACTCGATCGGAATTGAGATCTGCTCGACGAACTCAAACTACTCACCGAAAGACCCTGCGAACAGCCCGAAGTGGAGCTTCACATCGGCAGCGATTACACGTGCGGTCGAGCTGACAAAGTACCTCATGCAGAAGTACAAAATCCCCGCCGAGAACGTGATTCGCCACTATGATGTGTCGGGCAAGCTCTGTCCGGGTATCATCGGGTGGAATGCCGAGAGCGGCAGCGAGGCAAAGTGGATCGATTTCAAAAAGGCGATTTCAAGCACAGCAGCGTCCACGGTCACTCCGGCAGCGACGGCAAAAACCAACAAGCCCGTCAACACGCCGATCTACCGTGTGAGAAAATCCGCAAATGATTCGGCAACACAGATCGGTGCTTATGCCGTCCTTGCCAACGCCAAGAAGCAGGCAGACGCACACGCAGGCTACAAGGTGTTTGACATGAGCGGCAAGCTCGTCTACGATCCCGCTGCGAAAACTGCAAAGACAGTCGAGCAGCTCGCACGTGAGGTGATTTCCGGCAAGTGGGGCAGCGGCGCAGACAGAAAAAAGCGCCTGACAGCTGCGGGGTATGACTACGCAGCAGTGCAGGCACGAGTAAATGATTTGATGAGGTGATATCATGGGAAAGATTACAAAAAGTCTAACGGCAATTTACACAGCACTCGGTGGAAAAAAAGAAGATGTTTACAGAGCTGCGTCAGTAGCTCCAGTATTAAAGAAGATTGAAGAACTTCTGAGCGGTTCCGGTAAGGTCGTGCCTGTTACGGCGATTGACCTTATTTCTATGTACGGACTCATTCTCAAGGTTAATGGCGTTGAGGTAGTAGCACTTGACGAAAGGAAGGCGGACGGAACATATCGAGGGACAAGTGAGGGACTCACGATTTGCAGCACACCTATGAAATCGTTTGAGTTGGGCGAAACAGGAAATCCGTCCAAGACAATATATTTTGTACCATCGCATGACTATGTTGGCTTTATCGGAAGAAACGGAGCCATTAGTGCAACGGGCGACACAGTAGAACCCGATGGTAAAACCCTTTACAAAGCGGTGACCAGCTTTACGGCTGGTGGGTCCGCAAACATCACAAAAGTCGGACTTTGATAAAAAAAGGGGATCACTATGCACACCGACAAAGTTTTCAGATGGCTGCTGAGCGTTCTCAGCGGCGCAGCCGCCGCCTTTTGCGGGCAGTACGGGCTGTTCTTCCTGCTCGTCGCCGCTGCCGTTGTTCTCGACGTTGTGACAGGGCTTGTCAAGGCGAAGGCAACAGGCGAGGGGCTGAGCAGCGAAAAGGCAACAAGAGGTTTTTACAAAAAGCTGTCGCTCTTTGCGGCGCTGCTCTTCGGGATATTCCTCGACTTTGCGGCGAGCGCAGTCATCGTGCGTGCAGGCGTGACGGTGGCTGCGGAAACGCCGTTTGCCCTGATCGTCAGCGCATACATCATTATCAACGAGGCGATCTCTATCGCAGAAAATCTGTATTTGACAAACCCCGACAGCTTTCCGCAGTGGATAGCTAAGAGGCTGCGAGTGGCGAAAGATCAGATGGAACAGTCTGACAAATAAGAAATACCCTCTCGGAGCAAGTCCGAGAGGGTCATTTTTTATTCAAGGCACTGTGCGAGCACGAAAGCGCTTACGCTGAGCCCCGCTGCAGCCGCTTTTCTCTTTATAAGCTCCAACTCAGCTGCCGTGCAGCTTATGCAGAGCTGCGTCTTCGTACCGTCTTCTGAAACCTCGCCGAAGATTGCCTCATACTCTTCCGAAGTGAGTTTTTCTTCTGCCCAAGCTTGAGCCTGCTCCATGGTCAGCGGCTTTATCTGCTCGCTGCCGTATCGCTCGCCCCACTCAGTGAGTGCATAAGGTGAAAGCGGGCCGCCTTCGCCGTACAAGAAGAACTCGCCTGTTCTTTTCCTGTAAAGCTCTTCAGTGATATGCTTGAAATCGCTTTTCGAGAGCCCGTTCCAATACTCGCCGAGCTTCTCGGCGGTTTCGGTACTGTACATTTTCCCTTTGATGATTTTTTTCATGGTGCTTTCCTTTCTCCCCGTAGCCGATAGGGCAGCGCCTGCTCTGGCCTTTTATGCTATGTGCTTGATAGCGAAGAAGCGCTCTTGAGCTTCTTCCCATGTAAACCACAGGTCTTCTTCATATATGCTATCAACTGTGCCATTCTGCTCGAAGAACTTTATATACTCCTCGATTTCTTCCTCGCTCACGTCATGGTCTACTACCATCACGTCATCGTCTTCTCGCTCAAAATCTCTCATGAGTACGTATGTGGAGTAGTTGTCTGCTGCGCTGTAAAGATGTTTCATGATATGCTCCTTTTCTCCCCGTATAGCCGATAGGGCAGCTTAGTTGATGTACTCGTTATTTATGCTGCGTAAGCGCTCAAAGCCTTCATGAAGTCGTCTGCGTGCCTTCCGTATACACCGCATACGGCGCCGCTTTTCATGTCGATATATGCGCTTGAGAAAGCGTCAAGATAGCGGATAGCCTCGGCGTTGCTGATCTTTTCGCCGTCGAGCTCTGCGTAAGAAACATTACCCGATCTGTAGCGCTCGATGCTGAGGCCCATGATCTTTTCGCCGCAGTCGGAAAGATAAAGACGATCTTTGCCGTACTTGACCCAGCGGCTTGCGCCCATCTCTTCGAGCTTCTCAACTTGCCAACCAGCCTCAACTCTGCCAGCTTTTGCTGCAGCCTTGACCTCTGCCCATGCTCTGCGGAGTGCCATGCTCATCTTTGCGCTTCTATCGCCTGTAAGTGTTCTGTAAATTTCCCATGCCCTTGTCATTACTGTTCTTTTCATAGCCGCTGTCCTTTCCGGTTTAGTGGGTTTCCCTTCCCTTATCTTGATTCAATTATAACATAGAGTTTATATAAAGTCAATAGTGTTAAAAGAATTTATATAAATTCTTGTGTAAAAATTAAGAGTTGATTTTTGTGCAGGTTGTACAATCATATATTTTTTATTGCGTTGCGTGGGGGCTTCCAAAAGCTATGTTTCGGAGAAGGGAATCCACCTAAGAGCGGAAAAAGGAAAGGCTAAAAAAGTTTGTTATTGCCACTCTATTGCCACTGATATCAGTATTTTTGGCATTACAGAGCTATTTTACTGTCCCCTGCTAAGGGAGTAGGTCGGGTAACCGGCGCGAGGGTTCAAATCCCTTGTCCTCCGCTTAGACCGCATGAATTCTGAGTTTTCAGGATTTGTGCGGTTTTTTTATTTTACCCATAAAAGTAGCTTGTGATAGTACAAAAAAGTTTGCTATTGCCACTCTATTGCCACTCGCTATATCTTGTTTACGGCGGCGAGCTTATCTGCGAGCGGGATATGGATATACTGCATCGTGACCGACAAGTCTTTATGCCCGCCGCTCTGAGTGATGACTGCCGGCTGTACACCCTCGGAAGCCAAACGTGTGAAGTAGGTATGTCGACAGCAGTGGGGCGGCAGATCACGGACTCCCAGCAGTGCCGTCGTTTCATGGTATTTCGAGTAGAAGCTATCATCGCTCATCTCCAACAGCTTGCTGCGGGCTTGCTCGTAAAAGCACGTCACTACTGGCATGATCCGGTCGGCGAAGGCAATCTCACGGTCGATACCTGCCTCCGTTTTTATACCGCCTATGGCGTAGTGCTGCTCTAAGTGTACGTCTTCTTTCTTTATCTTAGCAAGCTCGCCATAGCGCAGCCCTGCGTATATCATGATGAGTATATATCCGACAAATTGGTTCCCTGCTTCGTATGCGCCCCAAAACGCCTCGATTTCGTCCGAGTGCCATGCGTCACGTTTTGTCTTTGCAAGCTCAGGAAGCTCGATATACTCAGTCTTATTGTACTGCACATACTCACGCTTGATCGCTATATCATAAAGGTGTGAAAGCATTACCTTCATATCACGGGCAGGGTAGAAGGTCGACACGGCATTGTCGATGCACGTCTGCATATCATCGATCGTCAGCGTCACGATGTTATATGTGTGCAGCGGCTCTAAACGCTTCCATGCATAGCCAAGCTTGTCCTTTTGTGACTTGCTCAGCTTATCATATGCTTTCGTTTTATCATACAGCTGCTTCAGCTCAAAAAGCGTAATCTTTTTTTTACGCTCGTACGTTTTTAGCATCGGCAAAAATGCGATTGCATCTTTTTTCTTGCTAAAAACCTTTGTACGGCGCTTTCGCTTGACCTTACCGTCTTCGGGATAGTAACACAGAGTGACCTCAGCTTTGTACTTCCCATTTGGCAGCTTGTAGACTGTACCTTGACCGTTGCCACGCTTTTTTACGTTCCTACCGCCCGAAAGAAGCTTAGTGCCACAAAACGGGCAAAATATATATTCGTCAGCTATCTCTTTGCCACATCGTCGATTGATACATTTTTTCATGATAGTGTTCCTCCCTCTCTAAAAAAAGGTGCAAAAATCCGAGCCTATAAAAGGCTTGCTTTTTTCGGCTCGGTGTGGTACAATATTTTTGCTACAAATCTTGTACCATAGCACCCTGTGTTGTGGTCCGCCGCTCTTACCTGCTCCAACAGGTGAGGGCGGTATTTTTTTATGTATAAAACATTTCGGTACGCAGCAGCGGTATCGTCCTTTCGGGCGGTGCCGCTGTTTTTTTGTTGTCTTTCGTGAGACATTATTACTTCATGCAAATTCCGCATGGATCATAGCCTTGACTTATGATATACTGGTCAGCTTCATACTGAGACTGCGCCTGAACGGTAAGTTCAAATCGGTGCTCAGGAAGTACCTCTTGACCTTTTGCACACGTGGATTTGTGTGCCTTGTTGTTCTCTGTGTTTATAATGAACACGTACTCATGCATAGTAGGCGTTGCAGATACTTCGTATTTTTCATGCGATGTGGTAGATTGTACATTTTTTCTT